GTCATACCGCAAGTTTGTAATTATGATGAAAAAACTGATTCATGGGGAATTTATAAAGCAGATATAAATGCTGTATTAGTTGAAGGAATGAAAGAACTAAAAAAACAAGTAGAAGAACAACAAAAACAAATAGATCAACAACAAACAATAATAGATAAATTACTTTCATCAACAAGCTTTAAAGATTTTCTATCATGAGTATATATATAATGGTACTTTCTTATAAACAAAAATTTAATAAAAAATATGGATTCAAGAGAGATGAACCTCACTCTCTTAAAGAAATAGCAGAGATTACTGGATATAAATATAAAGGAATTAAAACTATTTTTGAACGAGGTGAAGGAGCATATTATAATAATCCATCATCAGTTAGAAAATCTGTTAAATCACCTCAACAATGGGCTTATGCAAGAGTATACGCAGCGGTTAATCCAGAATCAAAAGCTCATAAAATAGATAAAATGTTTTTAATAAAAAAATAATTTTAAATATATATGAAGTTTGAAAAATCAAAAGTCAAAAATAAAAAATATTCAGTAATTACACCAAAAGGTAAAAAAATAAATTTTGGTGATAAACGATATTCACAATTTAAAGACACTACTGGTTTAGGATTATATTCAGATTTAGATCATAATGATAAAAAAAGAAAAAAGAATTATTGTAAAAGGTCTGGTAACATAAAAGATAAAAAAGGAGATTTAACCAAAAATGATAAAGAAAGTCCAAATTATTATGCAAGAACTTATTTATGGAGTTGTTAAAAAAATAAAAATATTTTTATTTATTATAATGGAAACCGTTGATGTGGTTTTAATTACAACTATTAGTAACATGATTCTACAACCTCTCTTACAGTATTTTTTAATGAGTAAATGCTCCAAGATTAGAGCTTGTGGTTGTATTGAGATAGAACGAGAGATTAATAAAAAAGAAATAATTAATAAAGAATTAGAAAATAATGATATTAATATTTAAGAATTTTTTATATTTTATTTTTCGTTCTATTTAGGAAAAAATAAAATATTACATTAATATATAAAAATATGGAATGGAAAACTATAACTGATTATCCTAATTATCAAATATCTAATTGTGGTTTAATAAAAAATAAAAAAGAAAATTTTTTAAAATCTCGTGATAATAATCATGGTTATGAAATAGTTAATTTATGTAATGAAGGTAAAAAACGAACATTTTCAGTTCATCGTTTAGTTGGTTTACATTTTTTAGAAAGAAATGAAAAATATAATGTAATAGACCATATTGATAGAGATAGGAAAAATAATCATTTTTCAAATTTAAGATTTGTAGATCATTCATGTAATAATAGAAATAAAACAGTATTTAATAAAACTGGTTTTGTAGGTGTTTATAAAAGGCGTGATAAATATATAGCTCGTATTAGACTTGATGGTACTAAAATATATTTAGGTTCATTTGATACACCAGAAGAAGCTGGTGATGCTTATCAAAGTGTATATGATGATATTATGAAACAATATGATACTAATTAATTATTTTTCTACTTTTTCATCTTCATCTTCATCTTCATTAATTATTATTCTATTGAACCTTTGGTAATATTTTTCGTTAGTTGGTTTATTCATACGAATATATAGAAAAGAATATTTTTTATTCCAAGCAGTTTTTAGTACCTCGTCTTGTTGTTCTTTTGTTAAATCACCCATGAGTTCATCTTTTATATTATCTAATTCTCTCTTATTATCAGTTCTGAATATGATAAAAGAATTCATATTACATCTAAAAGTTAATGGTAGTTCATTATATCGTTGTGATAAAATCCATACAGATAAAGATGCTGAACCTTCTTCATCTGGATTTGTTAAAATATGTCTACGATTCAATACACACTTACACATATTAGATGATTTTTTTATAGACTTAATAACATCATCTAAAATTAAAAGACAATTATTATTTTCATCTTCTTTTTCTGAATCTATAATATTTTCTAACATATCATCACTATATTTATTATATATTCTCTCTTCATTCAATCCTAACTTCTCAATTGGTAATGAAGCTAATGAAGCAGAACATAAAAATATCTTATCAAAATATTTATAATAAAAACGAGGTAAATGTGGTTTAGATTTAGTAGGGTGTGATTTTAATAATGAGAGCATAGTTGTTGTCTTACCAGAACCAGCCGATCCAACGACATATAGGGCATCGTTTATAGGGCATAGAGGTTCAGCAACTTTATAAGGCATATTAGAGAGATTGTCTACATTTTGAGATATTACTGGTATTTCTTTTAGTTTAGCATTTTCAATAACCTTCATAATATATATATTAATATAAAAAGTTATAAACTTTAATTTAGAAAAAAATAATATATTATTAAATATATATAAAAATGGCTGATCCTCTAAACTCGTTGCCCCTCTCTATGAGATATAGTTTAACTGGAAGTGATACAATTCCATCAACAAATCGTCTTCACCGCTGGGATTCAACTTCCTCGTCTTATTCTAGTTCTAGCAATAATATAATTAATATTCCAGTTGCTGCTGACGGATTCATACAAGGCTCAGAAGGTTATTTATATTTACAGATTGTAAATAATGATGCATCTTCTGTTAATCTTGACTTTGATGCTAATAGTGTTATTGATAAAATAGAAATTTCTGTGCTAGGAAGCTCAGGAAAAGTAGAAACTTGTGAAAATTACAATACTTACAGTATTTTAAAAGAATGTTATAATGCTGATACTGCTATGAAAAATTACCTCAATAATGTTTCTGGTGGAGCTACTGTTAGTACTGGATTAACTCCTAGTGGTTTAGCAATTGCAGCCGCTCATTCTCGTCATGTTGCTATTAAACTTCATGGTCTTGCATTTCTTAATGATTACTACAAAAAGGCTCTTCCTATGGGTATGCCTCAATTTACACTTCAAATTACACTTGCCTCTGCTAATGAAGCATTTAAAACAACTGGAACTGCAGCTACTACTGCTGCTTACACAGTTCAGAACGCAAGATGGTATGCACCTGTTTATAGAATTGAAAATGAAGCAGTAATGGCTTCGTATGCTAATGATTTAAATACTGGAACATTATCATGGGTTGGTGAATCTGCATCGTCCATAATTAATACTCGTGCTGCTTCTGCTGGTACACAAAGATTTTTACTCAATCCTTCATTTAGATCTCTTAATGCTATTGTTTCAGCTCAGCGTCCTTCTGCTGGTTTGACTACATCAACAGTAAATGTTGTAGCTGCTACTAATCTTGATAATATATCGTCTTTCGTCCACAGAATTCAAGGCAGTTTGCATCCAAGCGATTCAATTGACTTTGCTTCTGCTACAAATGGTAACGATCAAAGTAGGGCGTTTATTGAAGCCGTTGGTGCTTTTGCTCCTCATGGTAAAGCAAAAGCAGAAGGAGATACTGTATCTCTTACTCAATTTGGAGAATCCACAGCTAATAATGGTAAGGGTGTATTAGCTGTTAATCTTAAACGATTTTCAGAATCTCAACTTATTAATGTTGGTCTTAATACATCGTCTAATGCTTCACCTACTACACTTGAAGTAACTTATAGTGGAGCAGGAGCAGCACAGCAAGTTCTCTCCTTTGCTCTTTATGATATTATGTTTATGCTTCGTGGAGGAGTAGTTGAAACTCAATTCTAATTAAATAAAAATAAATATTATATTTTTTTGTAAAAAATAAAATATTTGATAGATATATATAATGACTGAAAACGAAATTATTGATTTAAATGATGCTTATACTTTTTTTGGAGAGATTGAAGATATAAAAAGAGAACGAGAACAATCTACTATTAGTATACAAGCAACAGATCCTAATATTAATTATGCAAAAGAATTACAAGAAAAATATGAAGGTTTTGTTCATGATGCAAAAATAGATGATAGTTTTGTAGAAGATGAAGATAAAATGAAATTAATTGAAGCTGTAAAATCTATTATTGAACGAGATTATAAAGTATATCCATCACCTATGAATGAAATTTTAATTGAAAAAATGTATTATGATTGTATTAAGAATATGAATAAAGATGATTATTTAAAAGAAAAAGAAGATTTGAAATCAAAAAGTATTTTAGAAATAGAATTATCAAAATTAGATAAATTTAGTGGATTGTAAGAGGTTAGTGATAATGATAATGATATGAGTATTTTTTTCTTTCATAATTCTTATTTTTAATTTTATATAAAATTTTACAATTTAACAACTTTTTCTCATAATATCTTTTTGTAAAATATTTAGAAATTTTATATACAATATCATCATTAAAAATAGAATTTCTAAAAATTAATAATAAATATCTTAATGTCTTCATATAATATTAAAATTTAATAATCTGATTTTTTAATATTATCTATATTTATATGTCTAATTTAAGAATTCTCTCAATAGAAAATATTGGAAACCTAGTAGATGAATCAACTGATAAGAGTTCATTCACAATTAATATTCCAGAAGACATGATCAATCTCGGTAGATGTTTAGTAGAATTACAATCTGGATTCGTCCAAGTTCAAAGAAGCACAGTAGACGCATCTGGAAATATTAATGCTACAATTGGAAGAATTGTACCTAGTAATGTAAACGCATTATTAATTAGAACTAATATAGAACAAGTAGGTTACTCGTCTTTTACTGGTGGATATAATAATATAATAGGAACATGTTTATTAGAAGGATCACTAACAGCAGCAGCTTCACAATTAGCAACTGGAACAGGGAGAGATTATATTGGTAGAGCTGGTAATGATATAGCAACTATTCAGAAGCAAGGTGTTTTTCTCTGCGAGAGATTACCTAGTCAATTAAAGGTTGAAAAGGTATATTATACTGATGCTGCTAGTCCTCAATTAGTAGCAGCTAATTCATATACGGCTCAAACTCTACCACTACAACTAATTTTAAAATTAACTTTTTTGGATATGGATTAAAAAAGAAACATTAAGGAAAAATGATATAAAAAATTATCTTGTTATTATATAAATGGAAAATAATGATGAAGAAATCTATTATGAAATAGCAAAAAATCCAGATGGATCATTTGTAGATAAAAGAAGAAAATATGATTATAAAACAGAGGAAGAAAGACTAGCTATAAGGAGAGAATATGATAGAATTTTAAAAATGAAAAAGAATTGGAAAATAAATTATGGTATTATTATTAAAGATGATGAAGTAGATTTTTTTACTGAAAATAGACTATTGATTAAAAAAGTTCTACCGATTCTAAAACAACTTAAAAAAATAGAAATTAATTGAATAGATATTTTTATTTTAATTTTTCTTAAATATTTAGGAAAAACTAAAAATTGAAAAACTAAAATATATAAATTAATTGCGGAATTAACTTAAAGTTATTTTCTTGATATAATATATATGAATATAAAATCTAATCAAAATATAATGACCTTTAATGAAGAATTTAATAAAAAGAATGTTGAATACCTTTATAGTCTTAATAAATATGAACTTACACAATATAACGATATACCAGATGAATTTGAAAGAAATAAATTATCAAAGAAACTTAAAAGTATTTTAGAAGATTTATTAATTAAAATGAAAGATAGTGATGATAAGACTGATATTGGTGTTGTTGAAAGACAATATAAATATAGTTCTCATCGTGCCTATGTTAAAGGTCTTGGTATTCAACAACTTTCAAAAGTACATCGTGATTTTGTAGTTAGAGATGGAATGTTTGATTATGATATGAAAAACGCTCACCCTACTATTTTATATTATTTATGTAAAACAAATGAATTACCTTGTAAAATGATAAAATTATATATTGATGAAAGAGAGAGTTTACTTGAAGATGCTGGTATTGAAAAAAAAGATTTTTTATCTATGATGAATAGAGATAAGCTTCCACCAGCAAAAACTACTGATCCTACAATCAGAGTTATTCTTGAAGAAATACAACAAAATAAAAAAAAACTAGTTGAAATATATAAAGGTATTATCTCAAAAGATTATCTCTCTAATGAAGAATTTAAACCTAAAAAAGATAGAGGTAAAAATCTTTTGAGTTCTAAAATGTGTAATATTTTTATGTATTTTGAAAATAGAATATTACAAAATGTATTAAATGCATATCCTAATGCATGTTCTATTCCTATGTATGATGGATTTATTTCAAGAGAAGAATTAGATATTGAAGAATTAAATGAAATTACAAAAGATTTTTATATTGAATGGAGTTTAAAACCATTTGAATCTCCTTATGAATATGATAATGATTATGAACTACCATCTATATATGATTATGAAAAAGATAAATTTGAAAAAATATTTTCTTATATTACAACGCAAGGTTGTTTTGTAAAAAAATTAAAAGATGATTCATTTGAAACGATGACCTACGAACATGTTGTAAGAGATTATCAAAATGTACGAATTATTAATGAAAACGGACAATTAGAAAATTTTGTTTCTATGTGGATAAAAGATCCAAAACGCAAAGATTACGAACAACAATCATTTTTACCTTACAGCGAAGTAAATGAAACATCACCAGAAATTTTTAATTTATTTAAAGGTTTTAAATCAAAAAGAACTGAATATAATGAAGATGAGGTTAAATGGTTTGATGAATATTTAAATAATGTTTATAAAACAGATGAAATTAGAAAATATATAAAATCATTTTTAGCTCATATTATTCAGAAACCGACTGAAAATCCAAAAATAGCAATTGTATTAAAAGGAATTGAAGGCACAGGTAAAGATAGTCTACTTGATATTATAAGTGGATTAATTGGAATTGATTTACTATGCAGAGGTAAAGGAATGGATAATTTATTTGGTACATATAATAGTATTGTTAGTAATAAATTAATAATTGGAATGAATGAAGTTCAAGGTAAAGATGGTATGAAATATATTGAAGATTTAAAAGAATTTATAACGAGTGATGAATTACAAATTAGAGAGAAATATATAAGTTCAAGAAATAGACCTCAAAATTTCAGATTATTTATTTTATCAAATGGATATAGTCCTATTGTTTTTAGTCCTACTGATAGAAGATTTTTTATTGTTGAAACAAATATGGAAATGGCTAATAAAGAACATTTTGAATATTGGAAAGATTTGCATAAAAATAAAATAGGTAACGATGAAATGATGAATAAACTATTTTCATATTTATTAGATTATGATATTAGTGATTTCTCTCCAAAAAGAGATAAACCTAATACAGAAACTCAAAATTTTCTTGCGACAAGAAATATATCAGCTCCTCTATTATGGATCTATCAATATATCAAGAATCATGTAGACGATACAAAATTAGATGAACCTTTTGTAATGAAACAAAGTGATTTAAATAATAAAGCAGCGTTAATATCAAAATTGGTTTTAGATAGACGAGAAGAAATTAGAAAGGGTGATATTAGAAAGGTAATGGATAAACATAATTGTATTTTTACAAGAAAAGCAAAAAAGATAGATGATATTAGTACTATGTGTTGGATTGCTGATAGTAATAAAAAAGTAATAGAACATCTTGAACGATTTGATTTTAAAATGTATGATGATAATGCTTTGGATTGGAATAATTTATATGAATATTTTAATAAGGAAGAAGTGGAAATATAAACGAGTTTTATATGTGTGTATATATTTAATATTATAAATTTTCTATAATATTAAAAATTAATTTTACAACTTTTACAACTTTTACAACTTTTACAACCTATTTTTACAACTTATATTTTTTATACTTTTATTACCTTTTCAATAAGGAAATATAATAAAAGAAATAAAATAATATATAAAAGTTGTAAAGTTGTAGAATTGTTAATAAAACAAAAAAAGGGGTAGAGCAAAATAAAATGAAAATTAAAAATAGGATAGGATAGAATACTTTGTAGACACCCTCAAATCCACCAACTTTCTCAACTTTTACAACTTTTACAACTTTTTACTTTTTCAGAAAATAAGATTATTTTTAAAATATTTATTATCTAATTCACAACCAAAATAATTTCTTTTATAATCTTTACAAACTAAACCAGTCATACAACTACCCATGAATAAATCAAGAACATTCATACCTTCATTTGAAGAACATTTTATTAATCTTTCTATTAATTTATAAGGTTTTTGAGTAGGGTGATATTTCTTATATGTTTTATCATAAAAATCAATATCATTCCATACATCAGATAGTTTAGTTTCTATATTAAATGTAAATATGTAATCATCATATTTAATATCAAATTCTCCAAATAAAGTTTGTAATTTATTCCAATCTTCTATTGTAGGGTACTGAATATTTTTTTGTTTTTTACCAGCAATAGAAGACCATTTACCACCACCATTAGAAGCTTTATCTAAAAAAATATTTATATCTTTTGATGAAATATTATGTTCTTTTTGTTTATCTTGTAAAAACTTTTTTATTATATCTTTTGCATCTTTATAAAAAAATATTACATATTCACTTGCTACTGGAAACATTTTTAATTTTTTACTAGTTCTACCTGCTATGGATCTTAAACCTTTATTAATTGTTATATGTTGTCTATATTTAAAACCATATTTTTCAACAATAGGAATAATAAATGATAATTGATATGGAAAACCAAATAACCATAAAGAACAATTATATTTACAAACATTATTTAAATTTTTTATTACATCTTCTATCCAAGATAAATAATCTTCAATAGAATTCCATTTTGTATCCCATGATTCATTTACAACATTAAAATATGGCGGATCAAGAATAACCATATCAATTTGTTTTTTTTGTTTAGAGAGATATTCAAGATATTTTAAACAATCCATATTAAAAATTTTATTTTCAAATATCATATTATTTTTTTCATTAGTCATTTATATATGTATATATTTTAATTTTACAACTTTTTACAACCTACCCATGAATGGATTAACTGGCTCTGGTTCTTTAATGTGTTTAGGTTCATAAAAAGGTTCTGAAACCACTTCACGAACACTCTCCTTTACTAATTTTTTTGTTGATTCTTTTTTTTCATGATCTTTAATTTTCTTATTTGCTTCTCTACGAATTTTATTAGCTTCTAATAATTTTTTTGTTGCTGCTATTTGTGCTGGACTGCGTGTTTTTCCTCCTACTGATCGTTTATCTAGCTTACCATTTTTTTTTGCAAGTAGTCGTTTACCAAGTTCTTTTTCTTTTTCTTCAAGTTCTTTCTCTCGTTCAATCCTTACTAAATCTCGTTTAGTTAGTTCTGGATTCTTAACTTTTTTATAACCACCATCTTTCGTAGGAATCATATAAACCACTTTCTCTTTAATAATTGTTTTTTGTTTAGGTTCTGTCTTCTTTCTTGTAGGTGCTTTTTTAACAACTTTTTCTTCAACAACTTCTTCAACTTCATCATCAGTTTCATAAATTATTTTTTTTATTTTTCTTTCTTTCTTCTTTGTAGAAGGAATTTTAATATTTTCTTTCTCTTCTTCAATAGGTTCAATTGAACTATCACTTTCACTATCAGACATATTAATATAGGTAAATAAAAAAATTTACATTAAATAACATTTCATTTTTACTAAATATAACAATTAAAAAACTTTTATATTATAAAAGAAATATAATATAAAGATATTCCTTTATATTATAATAATGACTGATTACATTATTGTTCGTGATAAATTTTATAAATTTATGCAATATGTTTATGAAAAAAATTATATTGATAATGATAGTTTAAATTTTGAAATAATAAATAATTTAACACAATTAGTTAGTATGTGGAATAATGTTAATAATGATATAGATTTTTTTATGAGTATGAAAAATCATCATACATATATAAATGGTAAATTAGGTTTTGATAAAAATCTAGAAGAACTATGGAATGATTATTTAGAATCTGGATTAGAATTTAGAGTTAGTCAGATGCAAACACAATATAAAAATTAACTCCTCATCTGTTCTATTAATTTATCAAAAATTAATTTTTTACCTTCATGTTCAATAGCAGTATCTTCATTAACAACATTAATATCTTGTCTAACAATATTACTCATATCTGTTCTCATCTGATTATTATTTGTAGGTTGAGTTACGATTCTATTTTGATTAACTGGAACTACTCTTCTAGGATCAATAGCTAATTCTACTTTTTTACTTTGTAATGGATAAATATAAAATGAAATACCAATTTCAAAATTAACACCATTAAAATTAATTAAATTATCATTTTGGTCTGTTAATCGTAAATCTAAAAAATCAATATCATTATATAATACTGTGCTTTGTCTGTGATCGTTTTGATTAAGATATATTATATAACCGCTATTCTGATCTACTGAAATTTTTTGAATAATTTGAGAGAATCCTTTTCTAGTAGAAAATACATTTGAACCAGATGTATTAGATTTAACAAATACACTATGAACTGATGCTAAATCAATTACATTACTAGATTCAGCTGTTGCACCAGAACCAACTAAAACTGTATCTGGTATTTCATCACCAAAACCAAACCCTAATAATTTATTTGCTGTACTACCACTCCAATTAAGAGTTGTTGTTCCTACTGCTTGATTTGTAAAAGTAAATTTCATAGTAAATTTATTATATGTAACTGAACATGGAAATGCATCATCATCAGTTAATACTTTTGCTAATTCAGTTGCAGTATAATTTTTATTAGCAATAGTGTAACTAGTACTACCATTAAATAATACTTTATCATTTTCAACATTAGAACTAACATTATAAAATGAATATGGTAATTCAGCTGATTCAACTACCATGTGTATTTCTTCACTTCGTTTATCTATTGATATTCTCTCCTTCAAATCAACTAATAGATGACTATTCAAATCATTAGGACTAAACTCTGAATCCTTCGATCTAATATGCAAAATAAAACTTCTGATAGGCTGCACGATTTCAGACATTTTTTTTATATATATAATAAGTATTTAAATTTTCAAATACTTATTATCAAATACTTATTATATACATAAGACAAACTACTTAAAGACAATTCCGCAATATATAGTAAGACGATGACCGCACTAATGCATTATATTATTGAAGGTATTGAAAATGACCGTATCAAGGAACGGATTAATACATGGCGTGAAAACATTAACGATGAGTTCAAGTGTAGCACTTGTAAGGAATGGTTAAATAGAGATAAACAAGTATCGTATGCTTATACTATGAATCATCGTTCATTTATAGCAGCTCCATCTTGTCATAGTTGTCTATATTCACAACTAGTAAATAATGCAGGAGATCTATTTGATTGTAGATGTTTTTATTGTGGAAAAATAGATACTGATGGTGCTGGTGATTATTATACGAGGTGGAAATCTAAAAAAGAATATGAAATTACCTTATGTGAAGATTGTAGAGAAAATAAATGGGTATATCCTAGTTATTTAGAAGAGTCTTGTGATTGTGAATTAAATTTACCAGAGGAAGATGCATGTGTAATTTGTAATCAAAAAAAATTATATGAAACAGAAAAAGAATTATTATTTTGGTGTAATAAAGGTGAATATTAATTAATATAAAAAAAAATTGAAAAAAAATAATGCAATCATATAAATCATGAACTAAAATGGAAACACCTAATTCAAATACTTATAATATATATAAGAAAAACTACTTAAAGACAATTCCACAGTATATATATAAAGAAATGAATGCAAATAAAGTAAGCAATTTTAATAAAGTATTTTGTGATATTGATTTAAGAGAAAAGATTATGAATTATCAAAAACCACTTGTAAAAAAAATTAAACAAATTGAGGAAGCAAATGAAATAGCAAATACATTTATTCATATTCACGAAAAAATTTTAAAATTTGAAAATCTAGATTATTATCATACAAAATTATTTAGTAGGAGTATTCCTCCTGTAAAAACAAGAAAATTAGAATTGGTTAAATTTAAACAAAATATAGTTAGTGAAATATTAAGAAATCCAGAATTTATTGATGTAATATATGATATATTTAGTAATAATAAAAAGTGCATAAATAGTACTAAAACTTGTGAAAAAATTGAAGATTATATGGAAGAAGGTGGTGGTTTTAATAAAGATTTTAATGGTTTTGAAATTCAATATAGTATTTGTGATAATTGTATCCAAGATTATTTTGATGAATGTTGTAAAAAACAAATAACAAATAAAAAATATAATAGAAAAACTACTTAAAGAATAATCCGTAGTATATATATTAAAAAATGAACTTCTTTGATTTACCAGTTGAAATTAGACAATCAATATATAATATTAATATTAATGAAAAATGTATTATATTAAAAAATGAAAATGAAAAAAATAAAAATGAATTATTTAATCAATTAAACAGACATATAGAAAAATATAATACATTTTTCATTAAATATGATCTAGATGAAAATGTAGATTTTATGGAATGGCTTATATATGAAAATAATAGAAAATACTATAAAAAATATCTTGATGAAGAATATTTATCATGGTATTAATTAATCCTCCTCCTTTTTATCATCATTACTAACACCATTTTCTAAATTATAACTTTTTAATAAAACTGATAGGCTTGTTCCTCTATCATTTGATAATTGCTCTAATTTATCAAATGATTTATTATTTAATAAGTCTTTAATAACAATTTTAGTTAATTTATTTTGACCTAATTTATCAATAGTTAAATTTAATATCTTATCATTAAAGGTAGATACATTTTTTATTTTATCACCATTTTTCATAGAAATTAAATAATCACCATCTTTTAGATCTAAACTTTTTAATTCTTTAATAAATCGTGAATCAGATATTTTAATACTTTTTGAACCGTGTGATTTTTCGGTTTTATAATCATTAATATTTAAATGAACTCGTCCTTTATGCATTAAATAATTTTCATCTTTATTTTCTGGAATACTTTTTACAAATTTTAAATTAATATCTTTATTACGAAGAGCATGATTCATCATTAAATAATTAATAATATATCTCAATCCACTCAATTTATCTAATTCTTCAAATACTTTATCAGCAGTAGGTAACGATTCATCTAATTTTGTTAAATTCTCTTTTCTGTTTTTTATAATCTCATCTTTCAAACTATTTCTTAATTTAATTAATTTATCAGTTTCCTCTTCATTATATCGTCTTACTAAAATAATCATATTTAAATATAATTGTAATGTATTAGGATTTTCATAAAGTTCTTTTAATTTTTTTATAATAGTAGGTTGACTTGATAAAATATTAAAAGGTAAATTATCTCCAATATTCTTATATGTCTTTAATGTACCCTCACTAACCTTTTTTTCTTTTTTATGATCTTCTAAAAATTTATCTATTAATTCTTTATTTGTCTTTTTCTTCGGCATTATATACAATATAACTATATTTTATTTTTTATTTAAATACTTATTTCCAAACAATTCTATCATAAGAAATAATTGATGGTTTATTTAATTCAAATTGAACTATTACACTCATACCGTACCATTTATAAACTTTACAAAAATGTAATTTTGTTAAACCATAATCAGCATTCTCAAACATTTCAATTCTTCTAGCTGTTAAATTATTTATACCTAATAAATAATTTATTATACGAGGTTTTAATTCTATTGTTTTTTCAATTATTTTATCTAAACACGAATAGGGTGGATTGCTTGAAATTATGGTTATATTACTATTATCATAATCAAAAAAATCTTTATTTTCTAATATTTCTGTATATTCTTTATCACACTCACTAGGAAAATTATTATAATAATTACCACTATTTTTAAATGGATCTAACCAAATATCAGATGAATTATAATCAATCATATTAATAGCTTTCTTTGCTAAATCAATAGGAGTAATAAAAATATCATTTGGATTCTCTCTTTTTTTTATTTTATGAGATATTATAGAAGAAGTCATATTAAATTATGTAAACATTTTAAATTTACTTACCTACGGCTTTCATGGTTTTATCATGAGCTTGTTGAAAACAAAAACCTTTAAGCATTAATTTTTTCATCATATCTAAATGTTTTTTTGTATGATGTTTGCTGTGAGTTTTCATTAATTCTTTTTGAATAGTGCTTAATTGTTTTTTTGGTTTATAAAGTGGTTTCATTATATATAAAAACATAATATTTTTTATATATACTCAATCAAATTTTAAAATAATATATTCTACTTTTTTTGTAAATTTCTTTCTGCATTTATTACATATATTATCTTTTCTATTACGATGTTTATTTCCACAATCTTCACATAATTTTACAGTTTTAGGACAGAATTTTTGAAAACATGAAGATCCTAAACTCAATATATTCTCTCCATTTGAAATAAAAATATTGTTTCTAATTTTATGACCGCATATACAACGATGATTCTTTGGTGGTAACGGTTTAATATTATGTTTTTGATATAATTTTAAATGATGAGAAAAATCACCACCAATATAAAAATAATCCTCTATTAATTCTTCTTCTGTAATATTTAATCGTTTTAATCCATTTCTGAATCTTTTAGTTAAATCATCATCATTATTTAAATTATTATTACTACTATCCATATATAATATTATTATTTTTTTTTCTGTAATAAATACGATCCTAATCCTACAACACCTCCTACCAGAGCAGCAACAGCAGCGGTTTCTGCTGAAAATATACCACCACCTAAAACCGCCCCTTCTTCTGCTCCTGTTGCTGCTCCTCCAAAAACAGCAGCAGCGAGAGAACCAGCACCATAAGCGGTAACTCCACCAACCACGCCACCTCCAACAGCTCCAATTCCTTCTGCTGGATCTTTACCAACACCTAATCCTTCTAATCCAGCTGTGATCCCTTTTGCTGAATAAGTACCAGCTAAATATCCAGCTCCTCCTGCTATTGCCTCTGGTAATAATTCACCACCAGTTAAACCAGCTCCAATTCCACCAGCTAATAAACCAGTTTCAGCAACACGCAATACTTCTGGTTGTTTATGGTCTTTATCCACAAAATCTAGTGCTTGATCTGCTAATGCGGAAGCAACTAAACCAACACCCAAATTAACAGGGTGTATACCTTTAAAGGTTTCACGAGCTACATTACCTAATCTACTCACATTATCACCTCTAACTGGTGTGCTTGTAAATTCATCAACAGCAGCAACACTAGATTTCATATCTTCAAATGAATCAGTATATAATGATTTTCTACCAGCACTATCAGAATTTTTAAATTCGTCTAATGTATCTCTATCATTTACAGTATTTTCTTCTGAAAATCCTTCTGATTCTTCATCTGTTAAATCATTACCAGCTTTTTTCCATAATGTCTTTTTATAATTAGTAGGTTTAATATTATTATCATTAGCAAATTCAGTAAAAGATTGTTTTTTAGGTGGAACACCATCAACATTCTCTCTACTCTGATTAATCATATCTTCAAATAAATCAGTTCTAGGTCTAGATGGTGTAGGTTCAGTTATAGCTTCTTCTAATGAATTAATTTGTTTTTCTAATTTTGAACTTTTATCTCTATCTCCATCTGGTAAATTAACCTTACCTTTTTTTTGTACTAATAAATTTTGGTCTTCTGGTGATATATTTTTATTTCTTCCTAGTTTTCTAGCAAAATTTTTTTGTTGTAAATCTAATCTTTTTTGTTTCCAATAATCCGCTTGTCTAGGGTCTAATCCAAATGGTTTAGAACTTTTAAATTGTTCTCTTTCTGCTGGTGCTAATTTATCAAATAAATTAGGTTGAAAGTTTTTATTTGAAAATACTTCTGAACCAGTAATACCTTTTGGAATTCTAGTAGGATCTCTTTTAGGTGTAAATATAACTCGTTTACTTCCATCTGGTTCAAAAATCTCTTTTCTTTCCATACCTAAATCAGTTCGTTTAATATCAAATGAAGGATCTTGTCGTTGAGCCAAATTAACATGTGCTTCACTCATAGATGGATGCACTTCACCAGCCATTTTACCAGCGTGTTCTAATTGTTGCATTTCAGTCCATGTTTTTTCATCTAATCCTAAAAAATTAGATTCATCATTAACAGGTTTAACATTCATCTCACTCATCTCAACACTATTACCATCTTTACTATTTACTTTACTAAAATCATAATCGGTTCTTGAACTATCTGGTTTAGGTTGTAATCGTCTATCAATTAAAGCATCACCATCATCATTTATTACTACTTTTTTTTTATTAGGTTCTACTATAACTTTTGCTTCTGGTATACTTCTAGGTTTTGGTGATTTCTGATGTACCATTTTAGAATATAAATCTAATTCAGCATGTCTAGCTGATGCTTCTGCTGCTTCTCTCATTCTTACTTGTAAAGCTGATTCTTTACCACTCCTATTATTAGTAGTAAAATTTTCTAATCTATGAGCTTTAATAGGCGACATACTATTTTCTAATACAGGCATAGTTCTCACTTCATAATCACCTATACCATCTAAATATGCTCCACGAATAGAAGGTAAATCATCAGTGGTGCGGTTTAATATATTTTCTTTACCAGTATATTTATTAGCATCATTAACTATATTTTTTGTAATATATGGATTAAATGATTCAGTTTTAAATCCAAACTCACGCCCTAGATTTAACATTACATTTGCACCAAGTGAGTAACCTAATCCTTGCTCTATTTCAATATTAGGATATTTTTGTTTTACAGCTTTTACTTGTTTCCTTGCGTCTACTAAAATATTATGTTGTTGTTCTGCTCCAAAATGAGCTTTAATATCATAATCAAAATCATTTAAATTTTTATTTTGAGCGTCAGTACCTCTTGCTGCTAATTTAATTCTTTCACCATCTTTTAAAACTAATACTTGTTTACTTGATAGATCATCAATTTTCCAATTATCTAAATCTTGACCTTGTAAATAAGCCTCTGCTTCTGCTTTACCACTCCTATTATATATTTGAGATGCCTTAACTAATTTTGCATTATCCATACTTTCTTCTGGAACTAATTTATGAGTAACATTACCAAGTTTTTTTAATGTATAAGCATTAATTAAATTTTTAAAACCATCTTCTACTTTCTTTTTAGTTTTATCAGCTTCTTTTTCTTTTTTCTTTTTATCTTTTGAATCTGTTGTTTTACTTACATCTTCTTCTTGTTGTTGTAATAGTTCTAAAAGGCTTTTAATATAATCAACTTCCTCACCATATTTAGCTTTATCAGATGCGGTAAATGTTGCTACAACACCATTTAATTTTCTTTCTTCTCGTTCAGCAAAAGTAGCCATTTATATTATTGATAAATATAAAAAAAAAATTATTATTTTTTATATAATCTATATGTAAATGGAAAAATATAATCTTATTAAAGGTGATTGTATTGAAAAATTAAAAGAAATGGATAATAAAAGTATTGATTGTATAATTACATCACCACCATATAATATAGATTTAAAATATAATAAATATAAAGATAAAAAACCTCACGAACAATATTTAGAATGGATATATGATATTTTTGTAGAAGTTAAAAGAGTTTTAAAAGATGACGGTCATATATTTTTAAATATTGGATATACAAATATAAATCCATATATCTCTATTGAAATAGCATTAAAATTAAAAGATTTATTTGTATTACAAAATAAAATAACTTGGATAAAAAGTATTAGTATTGGAGAGAATTCACACGGACATTTTAAACCTATAAATTCAAAAAGATTTATAACTCCTACAAATGAGGATATTTATCATTTTACTAAAAGTGGAAATGAATCAATTGATCGTAAATCTATTGGAGTTCCTTATAAAGATAAATCTAATCTAAAAGAAAGAAATAAAAAAATAAATAAAACTGGTGAGATAAAAGAAGATAAAAGATGTAAAGGTAATAGTTGGTTTATTCCTTATGAAACAATAACAAATAAAGAAAAACAAAAAGGAAACCACCCAGCAACATATCCAGTTGAACTTGTAAAAAATTGTATATATTTATTAAATAAAACAGAAGGTATTATATTAGATATATTTGTTGGTAGTGGTACAACATTAAAAGCAATTAAAAATATAAATGAAAATGAAAAATATAATTTTTTTGGAATTGGTATAGATATTGATGAAAAATATTTAGAATACGCAAGACAATCGGTAGTTTAACAATATAACCAATTCATTTTTAACGATTAATTGATGTTTTTAAGTCCTTTTATCATTAATTCAACAATATAATTTAAATTATAATGGTCTTATAATGGTATTTACAATATATTATCGTCATAACCATATTAATTATAACGATAAATTGACGGTATTAATCTAACCATACTATATCTTTTGGTAAATTCATTTTATAACAATAATAGAAGCAATCAAAATTACAACTACTCTTTTGATTCTCATCTATTTTACCGTTTACTAATTTTATAAAATGAATTCTTTTGCGTGGTATAATTATTTGAATATTTTTATCTTTCCATTCTCTAAAATATGATGTATTTATTTTTGATGAAGGCATAATCATTATAAAAGGTTTATCTAAAACTAACATTCTTTTCATTACATTTTTAGCTTCACTAAAAGGTGGATTTGATACTATAATATCACCTAAATCATTTTCAAAGAAATCTACTTCTTCATGAATAACATTAAAATCTAATTCTCTTAAATAATTACCACTAGTACCATCACCATAGAACGCTTCCCATATTACTTTATCTCTTGGTATAAATTGTTGTATATTCTCCCATGCATATTTAGGTGTCATGTAATCATCATGTTTTTGAAATGTTTTTGTATGAAATCCAGCCATCGTTTCCTTTTACATATATGGATATTATTTTAAATCAATTTTTTTTTAAATTATTATGGTCTGCCTCCAAATTGCCATGCATGTCCTTCTGCTAAATCAGCTTGTCTTTTATCTTCTGCTGCTTTTTCTGCTGCTGCTTTTTTATCAGCTTCAAATTTCTCTCGTGTATCCTTATCTATTAAACTATCTGGGTCAAATGGTTTTTGTTTACCAGCTAAATATTCTTTTTCAAATTGTCGTGCTGTTTTACTTCCTAAATCATCTAATACATCTCCTAAAATTGTTTTTTTATCTATTTTACTTCTTTTTGATAAATCATTTGTAAATTGTAATCCAAATAAATTAATTGAAGCTACTTGTACTCTATCAGCAAAATTCTTTCTATCACCATTTATATATTGTGTTATTACTTGTATATCTTCACCTCTGGTTGTTGGTAATCTTGGCGTTGCTCCTGTTTCTTCTGTCATGAATTGATTTATATTTTTTGGATCTGCTAATATTTGTTGTAATTTACCTCCTATCTGTTGTAATTTAAATTCTACTTCTTCTTTTTTACCTTGTATTAATATTTGTGCGTTGTCTGGTAATTTTTCATAAGTACTAGATAATCTATCTCGTTGACTTCTAATTTCTTTTAACATTTTATTTAAAGTTTGTTTTGTTAAAACCTTTGAATTATCACTTGCGGTTTGTAATTGTTGATTTACTGTTTTATATGTTGTATCAGCATCATCTATTACTTTTCTCATTTTTTCAACCTCCGCTTGTTGGAAATCATCTTTTAATTTTTGTCCTTTATCTAATGCTGTTTTTGCTTTTGATTCAATCTCACTTCTTTCATTACCTACTGTTATTTCTTTTATTGTTTTCTTTTGTTGTGTTAATATTGATCTTAATGTATCTTTAATATCATCTAATAAACCTCGTCTTATTGATAAATCTACATCACCATATCGTGCATTTATATATGCTAATTGTTGTTCGTTTAATCCAGCCATAAAATCAGAATAATCATTTTCTAAATTATCTCTTTCTCTTTCTAAATTTGCTATTTTTGATACTGGTATATGAAAATATCCAGGAATGCGTTCTACGGTGTTACCCATGATGTCTTTTTCAAATTTTCTATACCTCTCAAATAATTCTACAAAACCAGCTGGTGCAGTTATTTTAACAGCTTTACCTCCACTTGATATTGTTCTAGTTGTTAAATTTAATATTTTCTGTTGTTCTTCTGGTCGTGGTGTTTCTGCGTCTTTATTTGGAAAAGGATCGTTTGGATCTTTTGGAACTGGTTTTTGTAATTGTTCTCTTGTTTGTTGTGCTATTTGATCTAATCTTAATACTAATGCGTTTCTTGTTCTAATAAAAGTTGGGTCTAATTCTCTTTGTGTTTTTAATCTTGCTGATTGAATATCATTTATTTCTTTTTCTAAATCTTGTATTTTTTCTATTCTTTGAGCTGGTTGTAATTGTGATAATGTTACTACTTCTTGTTTTATATTTTCAAAATCATTTCTCGGTGTCGTTCCTGTTGATGAACTTGGTGTTGTTGATGGTGTTAATTGAAATATTTTTTGTCCTACATCAGAATTTATAAATTGTAATAATTCATTTGTCGTCATACCACTTTTAGTTTTATCAGTTGAACCAGTTCCATCATATACAAATAATCCATTTATATATTGAGTTCCAGATACTTTCATAAATTCTTTTATTATATTATCTTCTCTTTTTGATTCTGAATAACTTGGTGGTAATACTGATGAACTAGGTGGTGATGGAACTGTTTTACCTTGTCTTTCTAGTTCTCTCTTCGTTTCCTCTGCTATTTGCTCTAATGCTCTCTGTGTTGCATCTCCATCATCGGTAGGTGGTTTTGTTCCAGATGGAATTACTATTTTTGGTATACCAGTTCCAGATGGTATTATTTGCGTTGGTTGTTGAGGTATAATTTGCGGTATTGATACGGTAGGTTGTCTATATCCTGGTCTTGTTAATAATGGATTCATACCAAATGGACTAACTTGTAATCCTTGTGGTTTTTCTAATAATTCTCTCAATTTTGCTAGTTTAGAACTAACATCATCAATAAATCTTTTTATATCATCATTAGTTTTTAATTCACTTGTTTTAATCATAGGTAAACCTAACTCTGCTGGAATTGTAATATTTTTTTTTCTAACTTCTGCTTGTGTTGTATCATATTCTTCTAAAATTGATTTTAATTGATCTAATAATTTATTTCTTTCTGTATTTGTTGGTTTTCTTTTTTTCTTTTTTTTTACTTTTCTAATTTCTGTATCTGGTGGAAATACTATCTGAACTGTTTGTTTATTTATATTTTGATTTGCATCTTCTTTATTTGTAGCTATTATATCTGCTTTTACTGATTTATCATTTTTTACCCTTTCAACAGTTTTCTTTATTTTTTTCTTTTTAGCAACCATTATATATAAAATAATAAAATAAAATATTATCTAATTAAATTTTATATAATGTATTACGATATTGATTATTCATTATTAATTCATCAAGAAAAAGAAGAAAAAAAACAAGCTTCTAAACCTACTGTTGAGAGAAAAAATACACCACAAGAAAAAAAATATAATGAATTTGTTAAAAAATTATATTCTAAAAGTAAAAGTAAAAAGAAAAAATATTAATATAATATAATATGAGGAATCTAACTAATGATGAAACTGAATATACATTTGGACGAAATCTTTCTAATGATAATGGAGAGATTTTATCTTTTGATCTATCTGCTAATTTGCCTTTGGTATATACTTCAAACACAGATGAAGCGTCTGTTATTGGTTTAAAAGGATTAAATGCATTAGGTACAGCTAATCAAATACTAGCTATGGATTCATCTGGAACTAACATGATTTTTAAAAATGATTCAAATACAGAATATACTGGAACTGCTCCTATTGATATTAGTGGAACTATTATATCGTTAAAAGGATTAAGTGGATTTACAGCAAATAAAATAATAAAAGTCAATAGTGCTGGTGATGCATTAGAATATGCTGATGATTCTGATACTAATTTTTGGAATTTAAATAGTGTAACACTCACACCAAAATTAGATAGTTATAATGTAATTATTGGTAATGAAGATGCTACTAATTCTAATAATGTAGAATTACTTATTTATGGTGATATGGAATTAAAACAAACTTTATACTCTACTAACAATAATCAAAACAAAATAGATTTTGATACTACTTATGGTATAGATTTTTATGGATTTTATTATTCACCAAGTTCAAGGTCTTATAATATGTCTTTTCAAAATAATCAACACGGCTCTAATTATCCCTATTTAGGTGTTAGTAATACAGGCGATTTTCTCTTTCATATCAACGGCATAGGTGATTCCATGATTATGAAAGCAGATACTACAAGAGATATATTAATAACTGCTGGTGATTTAATTGGTGAAACATCAAGTTTGTATAGCAAAAATAGAATGAAAGACATCTATTGCCGAAATATTTTTGCTGAACCAATAGTAATAAAAAATGCTACAAGTGGTTCAAGTGCTTATATATCTATGTTTGAAGCAAGTGATAATGGAACGAATTATATAAAACTTCAAGCACCAGTATCATTAGCAAGTGATGCTATTGATATTGTTTTACCATCAACAGCAGGAACAATTGCTTTACAAAGTGAAATTAGAACAGACGCACAAATAAGAGGTTTATTTTCAGGGACACCTCCTATTAGTGTATCAGCATCAGGCGTTATATCAACAACATTTACACCAACTTCAACAGATAATGTTAGTGGAAAAACATTTACAGATTTAACAAATTTTAATGCTTCCATATCAGTAAAAGGAAGTTCTAATTTTGGAACTGGTAGTGTGAGATTTTATGATTTAGATAATTCACATTACACAGAAGTTAGGTCTCCAAACACCATGCTACAAAATGCAGGAATAACATTACCAAATGTCACTTGCGTATTAAGTTATGAAGGACAAAATATTTCAGTCTTTACTAATAATGCTGGATATATTACTGCAACATCAACAGAAACTTTAGAAAATAAGACTTTGAAATCACCTATATTTACATCTACGAGTGGTGCTTATGAAAAAATGATATTAAAAGATGAAAATTTAACACATAACATAAATATATTCACTCCTGATTTAACAGGTAATATAAATATAGCATTTCCAAGTGCAACTGGAACTCTTGCTATTACAGATAATATACCTGATTTAACAACTGCTACTAATTTTGGAACTTCTGCTCCAAGCACTATTACTATCGGCAGTTCAAGTAGGCAAATGGAATTAGAGGCAACTAATTTTACTTTTACTGATACTAACGGCACATCTATATTAAAAATAACTGATAGTGATGTTGAAATAAATGGTGCTGATTTTGGTATTAAAGCAAGAACATCAAGCGACCCACCAAGATTATATTTTTGGGATTCTGATAGGAGTCATTATATAGCATTACAAGGTCAAGAAATAGGATCTAATGTAAATTTAACATTACCTCATGTCACTGCTGAATTAGCATATAAAGGACAAAATATAAGTGATTTTACTAATAATAGTAATTATGTAGATGCTACTGGTGTATTAACACAAATAGCAAGTGCTGAGAATGTTTCAACTGCTTCAATATTAGGAAATCCTAATAGAACATTCGGTAATAGTTCATGTGCTAATATTATTAATGGAACAAGCACAACAATTAATAATCCTATTGGAACTGGAGCAAGTGGTGATGTTGCGAGAATGACATTAAAAGACAACACATTATCATATAACGCAGAAATAAAATGTCTTCCTTTTACAGATAATAGAACCTTTCATTTTATAAATGAAAGTGGAACTATTCTAACTACTGGTTCTACTGCTACAAGTCATATAAGAGGTCAATTTACAGGAACATCTCCTATATCTGTAAATGTATCTACAGGTGCTATATCTACATCATTCACTCCAACCAGCACGACAAATATTTCTAATAAAACCTTTATAGACCCTTTAATAGTATCACCAACTAATACAAGTAGTTTTTATGCTGCAAAATTATTAGCGGCATCATTATCAAATGGTGCTTATGTTGAAATGGTATTAGGTAAGGCAAACGCAACTAAAAATTGTGCTACATGGGCTTATTATCATAGTAGCGATGGTGCTAATGCTAATTTTAGTCAATTTGGTATGAAAGGTCAAGAAACAGCAATCACAATTAAAGGTGATGGAACAACTACAATTACTAATGGTGCTACTACAAATAAAATTACAGCAATCAATACAGCAAATAATATAATAGAAAGTAATTCTACTTATGGTTGGGAATTAACTGGTAATAATTCTACTTATTCATTTGCTTTAAAAAATGGAACATCAACCTATATGTATATGGGATCTCCATCAGCAACAACACCATTTCAACAACATATTAACGGCATAGGTGATTCATATCTTGTAACGAATGGTAGGCATCATAATTTTATTGGTGAGTATTTTTCAACTAATTCTACATCTATAAATGGCTCTGCTGAGGTAATGGGTTTTACAACCTATTTAGCGGCAGCATACGCATCAACAAGGTTTCCAGTTTTAGCAACAAACGGACAATATTTATATGTTTCTGTCTATAATAATATAGGAGGAAGAACAGGTGGAACATATTGTGGATACATAGGAAGTAGTGGATTTGTTGATATAAGTGAT